TCTTGCCTTCCAAGGCTGTCCATTTCAGATACCGACCAACAGCGAAAGGAAAGTAATCAAATCCCGCCTCGCGCAAAAGATGCTTCTCGCCGCTTTCGACATAGCAGGAGGCGAAAGGCTTACCCCAGCCAGCGAGCCGAGAAATTTCATTGTCTGGCCTTTCGCTTTCAGGACGCGGATAGACGGCGTGAAGAATCTTGATCTTTGTCGAATGCTTCGATTCGTCTTTGAGCAAAGACTGGCACTTCTCAGAGAGGGACTCTTTGCCAAAGTATTTAGCAGCCTCCGAAACTGTCCATTCAAACTCGCGAAGCAGGACATCTACCACGCCGTAACGATTCTCTTCAATACAGTAGGAGCCGCATGGAAGCGACTCGAAAATTGTCACGCCATCCTCGACAGAGAAAAACAAAGCCGAGGTTCCGAAACCGCAATGCGACAACAAATCTTCGTGCGATTCCGTGTAATAGCCAGAGTTTGCAAGGTATTCGCGAGCGTATTCCGTGCATTCCTGTACCCACTTCGCGACTCGATCCGACTGCTTCAAAGCGCGGACAGGCTCAAAGTTAAACCACGGCTCATTAGTTGGTTGAATCCATGACATCAAACCGCCAGCCATGACCTGCAAAGCATCGCCTGCCGTTGTGTCGAAGAGCATTTGCTCCCGCGAAACGTCCGGCGTGTTCGTCTTGCTAGCGATCCCAGCCGAACGGGGAGACATTAGCTCCGCGATTTCCTGCCATTGAGACAGCCAGGGAGTGCGAGCCGCCTGCATTCGATGCCAACGGTCACAAAGGCGCTTTGGAAGATCGGCGTTGGAGGTTTCAGCCTTCACCAGTGTAAGCAGATGCCGAGCCGCCCAGCGTAGAGGAAAGGCCCGATTGTTTTTTCAAACTGCCGAGCAAATCGCCCTCAAGCGCCTTCATCATTCCGATTCTACGGCGTGAATGGCCTTTGACTTTTTTCTCAGCCCCGGCGCTATCAGCTCGAACGGGAGCCGCAACAGGAGCAGGCAAAGGAGGCGCAACAGGAGCAGGAGCGCGGCCACCGCCGCCGCCTCCGAAATACAAAGGACACCCCAAAAAACTCCACTGGAGCAAGCTAATAATGTCTTTCATGCCGCCCTAGGGGGTAACTAAAACCCCAAAAGCAACCCCTTTTTTGATTAAATTCGAGGTTTGCACGAACTTAGCCGCCTTGCCTCGCCGAGCAAAGCCGAGCCAGGGGAGGGAGATAGGTAGCCATCGAGCCGCAATACTCAATTCCCCGGCCAGCGCCCAAATAAACCAGCAATCGGCCAATTCCAAGGCTTCGACCTTGTAGGGATTCGCCAGCATTTCACGACTCCAATGGCGCATAACTGGCCTTGCCATCGCAAAGGCGAGAGGCGTAGCCACGACGTAACCAGCTTCAAAATGCGCATCAAGATCATGCTCGAAATCCATACTAGGATGCTTCGAGTAAAGCTCTTGTATGGCATCGAAGGGGCGCATCATCTTCCGACAAACTGAAATTTGACCGTGTTCCGCCGAGGCTTGTAATCCTCATCGTTACTGTTTCGGCCTCGCCAAACGCCAGGAGTGCCGCCCGTGACGTTGGAAGGAATCAGGCCGCGTACCTCCGCCTCTGCCATCGTGCGAACGGCATCCGAAACGTGACTCGCCCATGTATGAAGTGGCACATTGCGCACGATCCTCGAAGATGTGTCTGGAGCCATTTCATACTCTTTCAAGCCTTTGACTCCGATAGCGCAAGCAGGAAGGCGAAACTCGAAGGACGGGAAAAGTTGCGAGACGTAATCAATGCCTTGCCACACTTCGGGAATGACAGGCACGACAACGATGTTTTTCATTCCAGCGTTTTGAGCATCCGTCAAAAAGGTGATCCCCGTTCGAGCCTCTTGATGCGCGTCATGCGGAAAGTAATGGTTTCCGAAATAATAGCCCTTTGCCTGCATATGCGCCCACCTTTGAGGCAAGGTCAAATCCAGGCCGTAATCGCAATCAATCCAGCGAAAGCGCCCAAACGGGAGCCGTTGCCCATACCAAACGACCGTATTCCTCTTGCCACCCAAATCCCAGAACGTGTGAACTGGCGAGCGCCCATCTACGGGAAACTCACCGATTCGCCCCTCAGCGAGCGCCGCCGACATATAGCGCCCATAAATGGCATTCTCATTTGGAACAGAAAAGTCACAATAGAACTCCTGCCGTACCATCGCCTCGCTCATGCCGCTCCGTTTCTCCGCATCAATCTCTTCGAGTGATACAGCGCCGGTGTTCTCAACGTTGAGCACTTGACAGAACCATGCTGGATTGTCGCGATTCGTGACGAGCATCGAATGCAAGTGATTCTCGCCGCGAGGCGTTCCATTGAACCACGCGAAGCCGCCGTTCTCGACAAGGATAGGCCGCGAGTAATCCCAGGCTAAGGGATTCTGATTTTGATACTCAGAAAATACCATGCCGAAGTAATTGCCCCCGACGACATCCAGGTTATCGGTTCCCAGGACTTGAATCGTTGAGCCATTGACTAGCTCGATCATCATGTTTGTCTCGTTCGGCGGCTTTTTCAAAAGCGCCTTTGGAATGTGATCTATGACAGCCATGCCGTTCTTAACGTCTCGATTCTTCCAGAGCGCCTTGCGGCCCAGCGTAGCCGTAGGAAAGTAATAAGCATAGTTGGCGGGAATCTCCGCAGCCTTGCAAATCATCTTGTTAAAGCAGAGCTTATCTTTGCCCGCCCTTCGGTGCATCACCAGGAGCGCACGCTTACGTTCATCCATCGCACGCCATGCCGGAAGCTGGTAGTCTCGCGGATTGAACAGGTGCGGAAGCTCTATGGTCATAGTTTCTTATCGCCAGGAGTTTCCCAAAGCAACTTTTGACCGCGTAGGATTTCATCAGTGTTTATTCTTGGACGAGAAGGAACATTCCAATTACCACCCCCACGTTCGCCAAGGCATTTCCACCCTGCCCCTCGCAGACTTGCTCCCCCCTCTTTAGGCAGTGTATAAGTTATCAATTTGAGGTAGCCCATCGCTTTTGCCACGCGCCAAGCTGCTTGATAAAGCATTGAACATGCGTTCCGTGTTCCGTCAGTACAGCATCGGTTTACTTCAAGAACCCAGCCATTATCTAATCGTCTCGACACTGGCCTACCTACTATTACCACACCACGGATTCGATTTTGTTCGTCTGCCACGGCTACGCTAAATTTATGACCAAGTGTTGTTTTGTGGTGTCTATGATGTTTCTTCACGAAAGCATTTGCTTCGGCGTGATGGATCGGAACGACACGCATCCTAATCACCGGACAGTGTTGATCTTCATTTGAAGTCTCAGCAATCATAGCTTCCGAATCACAATCTCAAACTTGCCACCGCTGCCAGCATCAGGAGCAAGTTCGTTATCGAGTTTGATGGCGTCCAGCTTCGACGGCATCTTGATTTTCTCGCTGCCACCGTCCCGCGTAGTAGTCTCCGACCACTCTTGGCAAAGCTCACTCTTTGGCGTGACTTCGGCTAATGGGGTGCGAACGACCTTAGCGAGAAAAGCCCGCTTTTCTTCCACCGTGAGAAAGTCTTTTTCGGCAGCACGCGCAGCCGCTTCGTTGCGTAACTCGTTAATTCTCAGGACGTTCTCAGGTTTGAGAGAGAGTTTTGAGCCTTCGACTTCGCAGGTTCTTTGCGATGAAGCGGGCCAAACAGCGAGATAAGCGTCCTTCGCGGTCATGCCCAAGATGCCGACATTTCGGGCAAAGGCTTCGTGTTTTGGATTCTTGAGCGCTGGCATAATAGAAAAAACAAATCATCGCGAGCAAAGTCAACGGCCCTCCTTATTCATGCAGCGCATACACTTCCGAACACAGCCATCATGCGGAAACCACGACATCCCAGGAACGATCTTGGCTCCTTTCGGCCCGCCCTCGCAGGCTGCATGTCCATCAGTGATGAAATGCGCCGATTCGTGATGAAGCGACTGCATCCAGCAGCCTAGTTGCTTCGTGACTGGCGTAATTCTTGGCGTAGTTTCTTGCCGTTTCGCAGCAGGCTTTTCAAGAAGCCAGCGAAGGGCAGAGCGCTTCATGCCGAGCCTTGCAGCAGCGCCAGAAACGCCGCCATATTTATCAACGTAGCGCCGTGCTTTAGAAATCAGGTTCATAACTTTAAAGCATTGGATTTTTTTCGATTCCCCCCTTACCATCCCCCTTTCTGTAACTCGCCCACTTGCACCACACGACTCCACCCGTTCGGTTCTTCGTGTGCTCGTTGATTCGATCCATGATCGTAGGCCCAAGACCGTTGTGCTTCTGTCCTGACACTTCCTCGCCGTGCTCAATGCCTTGCGCGGTCATCCAGTTACCGATTATGACCGTGGGCCGCTTGTTCGCGTAACGAGCATCGAGAATGGATTCCAGGACACCGATGCGACGAGCCTCGATTCGATGGCATTCGTCCAGGCACAGGAAAGGCACTTTTTGAAAGGCGATCAATGCCCGCCTCGCCTCGATGTCGTAGCCGTCGCACATCCGGCAGGCATCAAAGGCACGCTGGTAAATGCCGGAATCGTGCCCCTTGGTCATTCGATGATAGGCGAGGTAAGTGGCGATTTGCGTTTTCCCGCGCCCTCGATCCCCAGCTAGAACCAGGAGCCGATTGCCAAAGAGACGAGGCGCAAGCCGTTGAGCCATGTCAGCTGAGGGGCCGGTCAGCGAATCGAGCTTGTCGGCATGGAGCTTCGGCCAGGATGAGTCAAGTTTGCGGAGAGGAGGCCGGCTCGATTTCTCATCTATGAGAATACCGCAGGGAATGCAGTAGCCTTGGAAGCCGACAGCCTCGAAGGTAGCCCCGCATTCAGCGCATCGTTTCGTTTCTATGCGTTCCAAGGCATTGAGCAGTTTCGCCCCCAGATTACCAGTAGTGTAGTAGCCCTCAGAAGAGGCAGGAAAAGCGATTTGCGAGGCGATGGTAAATTCTCCTTCGATCCGCGCAATCTCGTTTTTGAGTTTTGTCATAGCTATAAGGTTCATGGATTTCGATGTTTGAGTTTACTTGTGAAATATGGCCGAAGTATCATCGAGGAACGGCGGCGTTTCGCTTTCGTCTTGAAGCGGCTTCACATCCGACTCGATAGGTTTCGCCCAGGAGCGCCAGCGATCTATCTCGCCGAGCCAGTTGTTAAGCAGAGTAGCTAAGTCTTTTCTGCGAAAGGGAGCTTTTTCAGGAGCCGCCTTGTAAGGGGAGCGAAGAACTTCAATCCCTTCGGCTAGACTCACAGGACTGATAGCCTTCCATGCCTTCCGTTCCTTTGCGCTCCATGCCGTAGTGACACGCCTTCCGAACCATGAGCCAACCTCGATTTGTTCAGCCGATGGATTCCATTTACAAGGAGGCGAAGCCGACGCTTTCGGGGGAGGGGGGGATTTAGGGG